ATCCCCAACGTAACCCCTAACAAAGTTTCCACCTGATGGCCTTCACGATCAGCATCAACGACCAAGCCGCCTTTGAAGTCCTGTTCGCTGGCCCCGCCGGCCCGACCGGCCCCCAAGGTCCGCAGGGTATTCAGGGCGTCCCCGGGGTGGGCGTCCCTGCTGGCGGCACGACTGGTCAGGTGCTGGCAAAAGTGGACGGGGTCAATTACAACACCGAGTGGATCACCCCGCAGGACGAATACGCTGTCTGGGGTGGCATTACTGGCACCCTTTCGGCACAGGTCGACCTCCAGGCGGCTTTGGACGGTAAGTATTCGACGACCAACCCGGCAGGTTTCATCACGTCCGCCGCATTGGTCGGCTACGCCACGGAGTCTTACGTCAACTCGCAGGGCTTCATCACGGCGTCCGCGCTGACGCCGTACCTGACCAAGGCCGGCAACCTATCTGGACTGACCGACCTCGCCTTGGCGCGGGATAATCTGAACCTCGGCACGCTCAACACCCCGACCTTCGCAGGGGTTACCGTACAGGGTTCTGGGGCTAACGCCGCACAGCTCGCACCGACTTCCCTGTCGATCAACCATACGGGCTACGGAGCTTTCAGCATCCAGCCGTCGACGGGCATCACGTTCCCGGACAGCACCGTCCAGACGACCGCCTTCACGACCTCGCTGCTCTCAGGTTTCGCCACGGAGTCGTGGGTGACCGCTGGGTTCTACCCGCTTGAAGGAAACCCCGCTTCATTTGCTACGGAGTCTTGGGTCACTTCGCAAGGATACGCTACGGAGTCTTGGGTAACGTCGCAGGGCTATCTGACGACAGCAATCCTCGACGGATACGCTGAACTTTCTGGTGCTATCTTCACGGGCTTTGTGAATTTCAAGTCAGAGGTTTTGTTTGATGAGAATGGGTATCTCGATGTTGCTGGCACAGATTCAGCGAACCGTATGCGTATTCGCTTCGGCGCCGGTTCAGGCGGCTCAATCGCCTGGGGTGATTTCGGTTTTAATGGGACTTACCTTGTCTACGGCAACGGCGAGAACCAACTCGAAACAGTTGCTTCGCAGACTTGGGTAAAAGCTGGAGTGACATTCACCGGGAAGGTAAACATGGCCGCACCTACGGCTGGCTCGGCTTCTCTCAACCTTGGCGTAGGGACTGCTCCGACAACCTCTGTTGCGGGGGACATCTGGATTGCCACCAACATCAATTACAAGGACGCCGCAGGGACGCAAAAGGCTGTTGCGAATACCAACACATCCAACACCTATACTGCTCCGCAAATCATTCAGACAACTGTTGGGACTGTTAATGCCGCCTTGCGGGTTACGCAGCTTGGAACTGGCAACGCTCTGCTTGTTGAGGACTCTACTACCCCTGACACTTCCGCGCTCGTCGTGGACGCTTCCGGCAACGTCGGCGTCGGCGTAGCAACTGGCTACACCTCTACCTCTAAACTAGAAGTCGTCGGCAACGTGAAGGGAACCACCCTCTCTACCGCATCTGGCCCTGCGTTCTCGTTGGACAGCATTGTGGCCCACACCGGCGGTTCTGACACCAACGACCTACTCGTCACCATCGGTGGCGTGAACTACCGCATCGGTATGCGAATTGTTTAACTTATGATCCTTGCAATCCTCTCCTTCCTCGCCGGCCTGGTAACGGGCGTCCTCGTCATGCGAAAGCACTCCGCCAAAGCCTCCGAACTGGAAGCCAAGGGCAAGGCCGCTCTCGACGCTCTCAAGGGACGATGAACGCTCCTCGGCCCCACGACCCCGAACTTGCCAAGGTTCGCCTCGCCGCCGAAATCGAGCTGCGTAAACTGGAGTCCGCCCAGACCGCCAAGGAGTCGGCGTCCAAGTACCTCGGCAAACACGCCATCCTTTACATCGTGGTCCTCGTCCTGATCGGCGTCGGCTCGCTGGCCTTCCTCCCCCCGGAGTCCCACGCGCCAGTCATCGGCCTGGTCGCCGGCGGCGTCACCGCCCTCATCGCCATGCTCCAAGGCATCGTCGGCACCGCCGACAAGGCCGAGAAGCCTGACCGTCCCGAGGTCGACATCATCAAGGACTTGGTGGCCCGTCTCGACAAGAAGGCCGAACCCATGTCCGTCGAAGTCGATAAGGACAAGGTCACGGTCAAGAAGGGCGACGATAACAAGGCCACCTTCACCCGAGAAGGCTGATCATGCGAAGGCTCCTAGTCATAGCCCTAGTGGCGTTGGCTGGGTGCAAGTCGTCCAATCCCGTCGACGCCCCCCTGCCCAAGCAGCCGGACGCGCCGACCAAGCCTGACGTCGTCGCCACGCTAGGCAAAGACCTCGACAAGACGGATCACCGGGTCGGTGCCGCCCTCGTCGCCATCGAGCGGAACGCCGACAAGCCCAAGGTGGTCGTCGCCGAGTCCCGCCTAGCCCAATCGTACCTCCCCCCTCCCCCGCCTGCGGATATTGCCTTCGCCGAGGCTCGCGCAGCCAAGGGTAACGAAGTCGACTACTCCAAGCAGATGGCCTTCGGTCGCCAGCTTGCCACCGCCGTCAACAAGGCGTGGGATAAACTAGAAGCCGACCAGGCGGAAGCCAAGCGAGTCTCCGGCCTCAAGGACGCCCGTATCGCCGAACTCCAGAAGGAAATCGAACGGGTCAAGAAGGACGCCTCCGCCCAGACGTGGACTCTCGTCGGCGCGGGACTAGCCGCCATCGGTGCGTTGACCACCGCATTCCTCGGCCCCCGCATCGGCATCCCCCTCCTGCTCTGCGGGGCGTTCTGCGGCTCTGTGCCGTTCATAATCGACAGTCCGTATTTTGAATACATCGCCGGGGCAACCCTGCTGATCGCCGCCGGCCTCGGACTCTGGTGGCTCGCCGATAAGGTACGGGATTCCGTACGCTCCAACGACCATGACGAAACGCCGCCAAAAGAGTAAGGTCAAGTGGGTCAAGTTAGGTCGCCAGAGAGCCTGGGGTCAGGCTACCATCGGCGAAGGGCTGATTGAAATCGACCCCCGCCTCGGTGCCAAGCGGCAGTTGGAGGTCTTGTGCCATGAGCAGGTCCACCTAAATTTCCCAGAGGCCAGCGAAGCCCAAGTCGACCGCGCCGGCAAAGACCTCGCCGCCATGCTCTGGGATCAGGACTACCGCCGAGTCCTCCTAGCCCCCAACGCCAAGCCCCCCAAGATTTCGTGAGTGCTGCCATCCCCCCTCCCACCCCGGACGATATCCCGATTAGCCTGCGCGACGTGGGCATGGGGTTCGCCATTGGAGCCTTGTCTTGGCTCGTCCGCTACTTCTGCTCGACCGAGAAGCAGACCCTAGGGTACATCGCCCGTCGCACCGCCACCGCCGGCCTGACCGCCATCCTCGTCGGCATGGCCACCAAGGGGTACTTCAACTCCGAGGGTATGGCCTTTGGTGCCGCCGGTGCTGCGGCTTACGCCAGCCCCGAATTGGTCGACTACGCCCTTTCTAGGCTTCGGAAGGGTAAGTAGTCGCCCCTGACCCTGAAAAGCCTGCCACGGGGCGGCTAGGGGGTCTTCTTGGGGTAGGGTAGGACTGGGTACTTCAGCTTCTTCATCAGTTCCTTCTTCCGGGTCTTGGAACAGTTGAAGTAGATGTACCGATACTTCATGCTGCTGAAGTATTCCTCAACCATGTCTTCGCCGAACTGCTCGATGATCTCCTGCTTGGCCATGCGTTCCCGCCGGCGGTAGACGGTCCCCCCAGCGTTATCCGAAGCGTTCTTCGGCCTGAAGTACTTCATCTTGGGGCTGACCCCCGTATAAATCCAGTTCGTTGCCTGGTAGATGTACCCAATATGCCCCTGCTCGGAATCGGCAAAGGACACGATGATTTCAAAGGGGCATTGGCGAATGGCTTGGCCCACGAAGAAGCTTTCCGTGTTCTTGGGCATCGAGTCCTCCACCCATAGGCGGTTGAACTCCACGACGTTCTTGCTCTCGTCGTCGCCACAGATGCCGTTGCAAAGGGTGTAGGAAGACGGCTTGCCGAAGACGATCACGCCGACCAGCCGGCCTTGCTGGAAGAAATCGTCGTTGGTCTTCTCGTCCGTGAACAGGCCGAACGCCGCCGAGCAGGAACATTCCCTATGCAGGTAATGATTCTTTACGATGGTATCCATCGCCAACCGATAATCGATGGGACGGACGTGCAGGGTGGACACGATGCTCATGCGTCTTCCTTGGAGGCTAGGCCGTTGGTGTAAGGGGGTATAGTGTCCTTTGTCCGCAAATACCGAGGCAATCCCCATCTGCTGTGCCATTTTAGGATTACGGCCATCCTCTCGTTCGGGTCGATAGCCTGGTGGTAATAGATGCCCCTTTTATTGCCGTGTACCAACGTCACGGTCTTGTCCCCGCTGGCCTTACGGTAAGCGGAAATACGTCTCATGCGGGGATTGCTACCGGCCCCAAACTTGCAGGACGGAACCTCATGGCCGTTGTCGCGCAGCCATTGCATCATGCCTTTGTACTTTTCGTCCGAGATATGCTCATGCCCATGTCCCTTGGTATACCCTAGGAACTCAAACACTCGGTTGTACTGGGTGCCACGCCCCCAGAGGGATGTGGTCACAAGGTGTTCCAGTTTTTCGTTGTAACGCTGCTCAAAGAAATCCCCTAGGGTCGGGGCAATCATGGCACAAAGTTTACCCAAATTGTAATGCCAGCCAAGCGGCTGGGCTGAAACGCAGACGCTGATATCCATGACAGATCGCAATGCCTTACCTTTCTCCTTTGGGTCTTTGGGCATATTGAGACGCTTGTCACGTTCGGTTAGGTTGATGACTGGTGATGCAAGGAAGATAAGGCCGATGAGGGTTTCACCGTGCTTGACTAGGAAACCAAGTTTTCGACCCGGTGCGGGACGCCAGACGGCCTTGCTCATCTGCTTCTGGTAAAAGGCCAACTTAGCGGAGTCCACCTGCTCTACCCAAATCTTGGAAGGGTCGATTTCAAACAAAGGGCAGGAGTACGGCTCCGCCTTCGTGAAGTCCATGAGTTGCTGTTCCATTAGGCGTCGTATTTGGTGCCTTGGTAGTACAACGCCGCCCCCACCTTGCGGGGTTCGATGATGCCGTTGGTCACCATAGCCTTAATGAGGGCTTCCGCCTGGTCCCTCTGGAGTTTGTGATCCGCCACCAGTTCCTCCAGCAAAGCCCCCCGGCTCAGGCGGGGCTTGGACTCAAAGTGACGATACTGCTGGCCGACCTTTAGCAGCTCGAAACCGCCGGCCAAGGGGGCGACCTCCCAGAACACCCGGTCGTCCGAGTGCTTTAGTTTCAGGACAAGGGTAGGCTTGCCGTCGGGCGTCCGCATCCCGGCTTCCTTGCCGCGCTTCGACAGGTTGAACGAGAAGACCGGCAAGTCCTTCGACTCCCGACGGATGTTCAGGACGGCGCGGACGTAGTTCACCAACTCCGCCCCGCCCGTACCGCTGTACATCATGTCCGAGAAGGTCTGGCCGTCCGTGACCTCCTTGGCCTTCGGCTTGCCTTCATGGTGGATCAGGATGGCGATGCACCCCGTCTCCTTGAGCATCGGCTCCAGCAACCCACGGCAGAAGTTCGTCACGTCGACGTTGTCATTGATGTTGCCGCCGATGTAGGCCATCAGCGGGTCGAGGACAATGACGTCCAACTTATGCCGGACGATGATCTTACGGGCGAGCTGGATGATATCCTCGCCGCGCTTCGACGATTCGTTGAAGAAATGCAGGTGCTGCCTGACCATCGCCTTCTCGTCGTTGTTCAGCCTCATGCCCGACATGACGCCTTGGAAGGACTGGGCCATGTCGCCGACGTCGCCCTCGGCCTGGAGGACGCCCATCTTCAGCGGGTGCTTCGCCGGGATGCCGAACAGCTCCCGTCCGCAAGCCCACGACATGGCCATCTGCATTGCGAAGGAAGACTTGCCGATGCCGGACTGCGCGGTAATCAGCAGCGAGCCGCCCTTCTGCAACCAGCGTCCGTGGCCGATGACCGTGTTGGGGTCGTTCAGGACGTCGTAATTCTCAAGGACGTCCGTCGTGACCTCCTCGGGGAAGTCCTGACCCTCCCGCCACGCCATGAACTCGTCCCAGTCCAACGAACCAATCTTGAACGCCACTATTCTTTGCTCGTTCTCGCCGCGCATGATACCCCCCAGCCGGCTCCAGCGGGAAGGGTTCTTGTTCTGCGGGTCGGGTTCGTGGTCCGAAAGGTAGTCATACACCGTATTACGGCGTTCCTCCCATTGCTCCTTGCTCTGGGCGTCGACACGCACCCAGGC